TAGATATGTATCTACAGCATAACCAGTTGTCTGCGCAACGTTTCCATTCCCATCAGGAAATGGACATTGATTTGCCCAATATCGCAACAAAGCGAATATATTGGGAGGAGTTCCGAAACTATAACTCGTGTCTTGGGTTACTGTAGGCATTAATCTTTCTCCCGCCTTCTTAGAGTACAGTCGGAGAAGTTTGTCGATCGAATAAAAGGCCCCCCGAAGGGGGCCAAATAGCTATTTCAGATAGTACGCAGCAGACTGTTGGTCATAAACCGCAAGAACAGGAACATTCTGAGTTGGTGTTACAGCATTCTTAATGTTACCTGAAATCACGTTCACGACTGGAACAGCAGCAGTGAAAATAAGCACTAGTAGATGGCTACCAGTTGTAGGAGGAACAATAGTGTTGAGTCCAACAGTTCCAGAAATAAATGAAATAAATGTCTGAGGCGCAATAGTGACAGCAGATGCAATAGTCTGAGATAGCAGAGGAGCCACGTTAGACTGTACAGTAGAAAGTTGCTGGAACAAAGCATCCATTGGCATCTTAATACCCCGATGGGATAGCTAGCGAGTCGATGTAGGCTGTGGCTGCTGGATTCAAGACATAAGTCTGGAAGCCAACTACCATGTAGAAAATATCGGCTGTAGCTACACCGCCTGATTGCCCACGCAACTCGAAGATTCTACGTCCATCAGATGTATAGAAGCCAATAGGCAAAATCTCAGCACGTCCCCAAACAGAACTCACAATAAAGTCAATTCTCTTCTTTGACCAATTGAAGTGCTGCTTAAGAGGCGCACCGGCTAGCTGCATGTTATCGCCGAAATACATATTCAGAGCTTCATCGCGAGGTGCCTTGTGAATAACAGCTATCATCTGACCAATTTCTTCATACGCCTGAGCCTGACAAGGATGCGTCCATGCAACAGGATCAAAGTTATTGTCAATACCTACACGATTCCCAATCTTGTTAATAGCCAATCGAGGCAATGGAAGAGTTAAAGCAGCATTTCCACCATTCACTCTGTTAGCTCTTATCTCAGGCCAGCTCGCACGATCATAACCAAGCCAAGTACCAGTAGAAGCATTGCTATGATGATAAGGGACACCATACAAACCTGGAATTGCAGTAGGATTTGATAAACCATCAACGATCAATACGTCACCAGCAATAGCACCAATAGTTGGAGAAGGAATAGATACGAGCTTATTCTCTACGTCCCACTGCTGAATGGCGCCTTTACCTTTGAATGTGCTCAACGTAGTATCATATACTTGAACAACTTGATCATATCGCACCAAGCGAGCACCAAACTCGGCATCCATTGTATATGTATCTACACCAGCCGTCGTAGAGACAGCACTAATCAGACCAACCTGTCCAGTACCTACACCCTGTAACTGAGCATCTAATTGTCTTTTAATCTCAACCGTTGCTCCGGCTGTTAGTCTTCTTACTGCGTTAATCACTGCCTTCCTACGGTCGTCAGTGCTCCACTGAGTTAGCTTCGTATATTCGATATTTTCTGATAAAAATACAGGTCTCAGGACGGCTTTGTCCCAAGTAGGACCGCCGCCACGACCCATATCTCCACCATCAGGGTTAAAATACTGAAATCTTCCACCTGGCCTTAGCTCCATAGGAGCACGCATTTCTCTATAAGATACTACTTCAACATCACGCTTTTTGACAGTTCCGAAGAACGTGTCATCTGATTCAAAGACAGTAGTTACTTTAGGCAGAACTCTTTCAAGCTCTGTTCCGGCAACTACAGCTTCTACAACAGTACCTGGCATATGGCTTCACCTCATCATCAATCACGCGCAAAGAATTCTTGAACGGATTCACCTTTTCTCATCTCATTTCTTCCGCGTGGCTGAGATGGTTTGCCAGTTGGTATATTCCTTCTTCTTGAAGGAGTTTCTTCTTCTATTTCTTCTTCGCGCCTCGACGAAGGAGAGGTGTCTTTCAAAGCCTCTTCACGAGCTTTGAGTATTGCTGCTTTCAGATTCGGTTTATTGGCAGAGAGATAGTAAGACTTGACTCTGCCAAGTGATTCTTTCGAGAACTTATTCTCAACGACTTGTCGCCAGAGCTTATCTAAATTTCTGGTAACATTCTCATTGCTAGCCAACGAAGTTCGTAGATAATCCATAGCATCATTAACCGCATTTTTCTTAACATAAGATGACATACTTCCTTTAGGATCAATATATTCAGATATTGTAGCTCGCAGTGTGTTGTCAGCCTGACCTTGTAGATCACTGACTGCCGTCTCGAAGCGTTCGCGTAGATACGAAACTCTTTCAGTCTCAGCTTCATCACTCTTAACGGCTTCTTTGTTCACGCGAAGCGTGGGACCAACAAACTTCGAACTACCAAAAACGTATTGATTAACTAATAGTGCGGCCTGTTTGAGGTCATCACTACCAATTCTATTACCTTCTTCAAACATCTCCATGATGAGACGTTTGTTGAGGTTTCCAACTACATGAAAATAAGCATCTTTATCAACCTTAGCCAGAGTTGGAAGATATTCATCTACAGCAATATTGAAGGCTCGTTCATCAGAATTTTTTAGCTCTGTTAGTAATCCAGATGTATCACCCTGAAGAAGCTGATTTTCAAGACCACCCCACATTTCATATTTCTCAGCTACTTCTCTTGCATCATCAAATGAGCCAAACATCTCTGTTATCTGTCTATCTCGATACATCATCTTTTCTAGGAAAGGAAAGTCTTTGAATACATTAGGATACTTCTTTATTATCTCTTTCTTTCTCGGCGGGGCCGAAGGCTCCTCTTCAGTTAAATCTAGTGGCTTTTCAACTTCTTCTTCAGGCTCTTCAAGTTCTACATCTTCACCCTCCTCTAACTCTTCAATATCTTTCTTCGGTTTCTCTTCAGGTTCGGAATCTGGTTCTCTGACTGGAGATTTTCTAGTAGGAGGCTCTTTAATTGGAGATTCTGTATCTAACGACTTGAAGAGATCGTTAATATCATCAGCCGTCTTGGCATTACTTCCACCTAATGGTTTGTCAGGAGCTAACACTTCATTGGACATTAGGAGATCCTCCTACCTGATCAGCTTGAGGTGGTCTAGATTTCTTACCTGGAACCATACCTTTAGGTGGTTCTTCTTTTTTCTGTTTAACTCCAGCCAAGGCTAACTGATCTGAATGCATTTGAGCTTGCGCGGCAGCTTGCTGAACCTGTTGCAAATGAGCTTTCATATGTAAAAGGACGTTTTGATATCCTTGAGGATTCTCTCTCTTCGCCATTCTTCCAGCAGCAGAAATAAGCCACTCTTTACAGATGGCAGCTTCTAACTGATGATTATCAACATCTACATCTATCTGAACAGATGATGACGGCTGTGGTTGCTGTGCTTGTTGGCCTTTGCCAGCTTGAACCGCCTGCTGATATAGAGCCATAGATTGAGGGTCTGGAGGAATAGGACTAGTATTAATAAGCTCATCGATCTCTTCATTCTGTTTTTCTCTATCATCTTCACCTGGCATATCAAATTCTGGGATCTTAATAATTTTAGAAATTTCAGGCAAATTCTCTGGGTCCATCAGAGCGGCTGAAATTGCAGCATTATTTAATTGGAATAGCTGCATGATCATATCAGCTTTTTGTTCATCAGTTACAGGCAACTTCTCATCTGGCTCAAGTTCGATAGAACCAATTTTACCATCCAGCTGTGCCCTACGAATAAACACATTTATGAACTTTCCACTAACCTTATCTTTCTTTACAATTCTCTCATCAGTGACCATATTCTTCATATACATCGGAATAACTTTAGCAAATATCTTCTTCCACCAAATTGTCATCATTCTCCAAGGAGTCTGAAGACGTTGTAAAGCCATTCCTTTGGAAGTTGAATATTCACTCGCTGTTCGGCTTGATCCCGCCGGTAGTTGTCCCCCAAAGATACTCGGCAAGGCACCTGAGACAAATTGGCCTAATTCCTGAACTATCTTGTAAAAGTTCATTACTTCCGGGGACAGAGATGCTAATTGAGAAGTGAAAAAGGATGCTCTCAGGTCTTTTGCACCGGCTACAGGTTTTGTTGGAGTTATCGTTCCTGGTTGGCATTCAATTTGCTTCTGTGCAGTAAAGTTAACTACAGCGGGATCAGCAAATGTCTGAGCAATACCATGTTCGATTGTTTGTAGTGTGAGACTGATAAGGTCATTAACAATATCCTGAATATTGGTAAGAAGTTCTCCAAGAGGATCATGATTGACAAAATCAGACATAGGATTTTCAGTAAGCGTCCAGTGATCATCTAAACACTCATCTTCATATTCAGCAGGTACATTGTTAACCATTGTAAATTTAGCACCATTTGGAAACTTCTTCTTTAGCTTCTTATAATCTTCGTCTTGCAATATATTGAATGCAGCGGGACGAAGCCAGCTTGTCTTGACTGTGACATTCTCATCAGGAAATTCTCCTCTGTATTGTGTATTGAGACGGGCATATTGCTCATATGGATCATTCACTCCTGTGCTTGCCCAACCTCCATGAGGAATCTTTTCTCGAAGTTTGGGGAAGCATTCAAGAGCATTTGCATAGTGAGTTTCAAAGCTCTTTATGAGATAAGGAGTGTCTTCTTGACATTTAGCATAATTAGCTACCTTAACGTATAAACCACCGAGAACTTCCATGCAAATACTAGCTTTAGGTTCACTACTGGTTCCAACTAGTCTTGTAACTTTAAGCGGTTGCTTCTGCATATCAGGGTTAACTGGTGTTCCACATTCAATACAATTTTGTTGACCTAAGATCCTGTAATTCGATTGCTGTACTGTGACCTCTCCCCTGGGTTGATCACCATCAGATCCAGGAGTTCCCTTCTCGAAATAATCACAAGTCCCTTGAGGCATAATAACGTCATCAGGACCATGAATAGTGCACCTCTGATTGTCGGGGAGAAACATAGTACATTCAGCACATGGCTTATTCTCATTTTCATCAATTTGAGGATCAAACTCATCATCTTCTACCATTTCATCTGGAATTCTAGCTCCACAGGCACGGCAAACATAAGCCTGCTCTTCTGTTGTTTTATATTTTGGTTTATCATACATTCCATATTCTTTGTCTTCCTTAGAATAACAATAACAAGCAATCATGCCCTCAGTACAATAAATATATAACGCATGAAGCCATAGAAACACAACATCATTGTGCTTGTATAGCAGTTCAGCAATTTCATCACCAGCTTTCGCAGTCAGAACATCTAATGTCGAATCGGCGTCGTCAGGAACACAAGAAACAGCCGGAACCTGGACAGATAATGCTGCAATAATTGTTTCAAGAAAGGCCTTAAAGATGTTGACAGGCTTATCGTAGTAGTCTTGGTCTGTATCTGTTTGATTGACATCTCTGTTCCATATACGATAATCATGCGCCGTTTCAGACCAATAAACTTGAGAAAAATTATTCCAATATAGTTTGAGTCTCCGCCAATGTCTAATCTGACGCTCACGTGTCATTCTATCTTCTTTGTCGAAGTGTTCAGCGATAGCTTTTAGCTTCTCACAATACCAGTCATCATCTTCTGGATCTTCGACTTTTTTACTATTCAACCCATCAACCATTTTACTTCTTCTTTTTTCTCATAAATTGAGAACGCTTTGCGGCTGGAGTTTTATGGACAAACTCTTCAGCTACTTCTGGTGATGGACCAATACCACCTCTAGGCTTTCCTCCATGAGCAATCATTGCCATAAAACGATACTGCTTCGCAGATTTAGCTGGCATTAATCCCAGAACTTTCCACTAAACTTGCTGCCATTAGTCCTTCCAGATTTCATCATGCTTGACATCATCTTATCGAATTCTTCTAGTGATGGAGAAATTCCTTTTTGCTTAGGTTCCATTTTAGGTGCTTTAGGTTTCTTCATGCTCACTTTACCGAAACCACGGAACGGCTTGCTCAATCGAATACCACTACGTTTATTCCCAAACATCCTATGTTCTGCAATATGTTGTTTAGATATTCTCATAGGTAGAATCTTAGGCTTCTTCATATGACCACTCATGCCGGATAGTGTTGAGGTATTCCAGAATGCCATGTTAACTCGTTACGATAACGTGTGAACCACCAGGGTTCGGAGTGATTGTATACGTTAGTGAAGATAAAGCTTGAGCCGAAAAATAAAATGTTCCAGTTGTGTCAACAACCTTAACCATACCTTCATTATAATCGACGCCGAACTGAGATACACTATTGAACTGCTTAGGAACATTGTTACCATTTATATCCTTTGCAGTAATCTTAACAGTAGCGTTGATGAGAGGAACATTTGCCATTATGACAACACAACAGTGGTAGCACCACCACCTGCACCACCTGCTACAGACCACGTAATAGAAGCACCAAGAGCAGAGTAATCAAATGATAGTTTCCCACCGGCACCGGCGCGTGTAAGCCATACGACGTTACGAAGAAAATCAACTTCAATATCATTCACATCAGTGTATTTGAGAGAAGTTACTGTCTGACCAGGACCAGTCGTTGACGTAATGGTCACTGTTGCTGGAGCGGCGTTCGCCATTCTTCACTCTGCTTTCTCTTCGACATCAAGTTCTTTTTCCAGAGCCTCAATTTGTTTAGCTTGATCATCTGGTCTGCCTAATAAAGTTGAAGTCTTCTGTAGCATTGCT